TGGCGGCGGTTGCGTCGGCTGCATTCGCTGTCGCGGTGGTTGCATCGTCTGCATTCGCTGTCGCGGTGGTGGCGTCGGCTGCATTCGCTGTCGCGGTGGCGGCATCGGCTGCATTCGCTGTCGCGGTGGCGGTGGCGGCTGCATTCGCTGTCGCGGTTGCGGCCTCGGTGGTGTTGTTTCGCTCAGCTAGTTTTTTCAAACGCAAAGCTTTCTTCTTACGGATATTCATGATATATCTCTCCTTTATTTTAAATAGTTTTTTGAACTTCTAAAAACGAAAATCTCAAAAATTTACTGGAGAAATTTTTAGCCCCTTCTCCAAAAGCAAAAAGCCCCCCTGGTTAGCCAGGGGGGCTTTTTAATGTCTGTGCTAAGTTAAGACTTAGGAACCAGACTCGCCAATCAAGCCGCGAACTACGACAAGACCGTACATATCAGGACGCACCATCTTCTTGGCATAGCGAGTCATCACGCCCTTACGGGGCACGAAGTCTTCGGGGCCAAAGATGGTAGGCGTGGTCTGCAGCGGTACGTACGGAGCGTACACAAACCCGCTCTCAAGGAACGAGCTACCGCGACGACCAACAAGGATCACGCTACGCAAGAAGTAGGGATCGACGTAAACGTCGAACTTCTTGGTAAGAGAGCCAACCTTGACGGCGCCAATGGAGCCACGCTCGTCGTCACCAGTGACGGACGCACGGAACCCAGCGGTGAACTCAAGGATGTTAGCAATTTCAGGTCCGCAGACGATGAAGTTTGCACCACCCCGTAGAGTCTTACGGTGGATTGCGGCAGACACATCATTGATGGTCTCAACAAGAGTCTCGTACCACTCGCTTACTGTACCGGTGAAATCGGGGGCAGTTGCGCCTGCACCAATTTCAGCGCCAGTGTCGCGGTTTACGAAGAGACCCGGGGAGCGAGCCCAGTACTTGGTACCAGCGGTTGCGCCACGAACAAGATCGGTAAGGATCTCGCGATCAATCTCGAGAGCAATCTGCTCAGAGAGAATTGAAGTAAGCTCAACCTCAGCATCAAGGTTGTGGTAGGCGTTGAGGTCTTGACCCAACTCCGGTGTCCACTTAGCCTTGAGCTTCTTGGTGACGGCCGTCACAGCCACGGAATCGACCTTGATGTCAATCTCGGGGATGTTCTGGTTGTTCTCAAGACCCCACGGATCGTCACCGACCACGGAACCAAGAGCACCACCAGCGACGAAGTCGTCAGTGATGGCCCAGGAGCCGGACGAAATTGTGCCGGCCACCTCTGTGGCGCCCATAGAGCCTGTAAGGGCTTCCATAAGCTGAGCTGCTGTGGCGCTAGCATCATAAGATGCGACGACCACAAGTGCGTGCGTATCAGCATCCGAACCCGTAATATGAGTAAGGCGCTTAAGTTGCACACCGCTGACTGAAGAACCAGAGTTATAAACTCGGGCCATTCCGCCGTTTCCGTTGGATGCAGACAGCACGAAGGTCGTGAGGTCGCGGTTACCGTTATCGGCATCGAAGTCAGCTAACTGACTAAGAAGAACGGTACCAATAGCAACGGTTGCTGTACCGGACTGAGACTCAAGCTCAGGATCGTACTCGCAAAGCTTCGGAATATCGCCAGCAGAAGAGCTGTAGACACTTGAGGTTAGTGCGGTAATAATGATCTGACCAGAGCCAGTCGGAGAAGCATAGCCGTTGTTAAGGTTATAGGGGCCTTCCTCAGCTGCGGTTGTAGCGAGATTCACACCACCGGTCAACTGGGCACCAACCACAGCACCACCATAAAGTGATTCCTCATCTCCCTGGGGATCACCATAACCAAGACGCGGGATACCCGCACCATCGGATGAAATAGTGAAGTCCATGAAGAAGATAAGACCACTGGGTAGGCTCATCGGCTGAACTGAAACGAGTTCGTTGGCGATGAGGCCGGCGAACACGCGGCGGACGATGGGGAATGCGACGGCCGCAAAGCCTTCTACATCACCACCAGCCATTGTTGAACTCTCACGAAGTAGTTCTTTTGCTTGGTTTTCAAGCAGGCGCGCCATGGATCCGCGAGAAGCTTCAGTAGTGAGCCCCTCAAGAAGACCGGTCTTCTCCCACTTGGAAAGAAGAGCGTGACCTTCTGCGCGCATATCACGATTGACCACACCTTCGGTCAATCTTTCGATAATACTAGACATTTAAAATCACCTCCTTTATTTATATGATTATTTTATTCCAGCTAATCTTTTCATACGATCCTGGAGGGGATCGGATGAGGGCGCCTCTTGACGAGTAGCCCGCAATACAGTAGCCCGACGACCAATTGCCTCGCTCAGTGATTGTGGGCTTTTCTTGGGAGAAGCCTCCACTGTGCTTTGAAGCGTATCGTAGATCGTTCTTGCTTCTGTTACTGAACCAGCGCTGGAAATAGCTTCGGCAATTTTATCTTTTTGCCGCTCATTTAGGGAGGTATTTCTCAATACTCGGTTCGTATATAGCAAGCGAGCGTTGGAAAGGTTTACTTCTTGTAAATTCTCCTTTAGCTCGTTAAATGCTTGCTTATATTGATCATTTTGCTCTTTGAGTTGCTTATTTTCTGCAACCAACTCTTCCTGAGCTTTGTTCAAATCTTCTAAATCTTCTTTTGCTTCGTCGGTTTGTGCGCCGGCAAGTGCCCTCTCTTGCTCATCCTTAAGTTGGGATGTGGGGCGGCCGGCCCAGCCGGACAATTCTGCGTCCGTGTCGACGGTAAGTTTTTCGAGGATGGAGTCCACGAGGGAGTCAAGGCTCTCGGCGGTTCCGCCATAATCGGACGCGGCGTCCTGATCGCTAGCGGCCTCTACCGGTGATTCTTCCTCGTCGCCTTTGACATCGTCTTCTTCCTCGATTACGTCTTCCTCATCTTCCGAAAGCACATCAGTAAGTTCCTCTTCGGTAATCTCGATTTCTTCATCGGATTCTTCACCCAAGGCTTTCACGGCTTCCTGCAGGGCGCCAAGGTCAATGGTGATTTCGGTTTCTGCATTTTCGGAGGGCACATCGCTAAGATTTTCACCGGACATGTCTGATAGGCCATCGGTGGCTGCAAGAGGAACATCGCCGTCTTCGACAATTTCCTCTTCCGTTCCCGGGGTGTCCAGCACATCATCAACTGGCGGAACTTCAAGTTCCGGGGCAGCCAGATCAGGCTCAGCAGGTGGCGGCATCTCCATATCGCCTGCTAGTTCCTCTTCTTCCAAAATTGTCTCCAAAGTTTTGCGCACCTCTGTGGAATATTTTTCTATAACAATATTCTCAGCATTTTTTAGTGCGGCATTGCGCAGGGCCGTGGCATCAACGATCGCCTCAGAAAGCATATCAGACATAAACTAACTCCTAATTGATAGTAATTCAAAATAAATAGTGTTATTTTAATCTAAAGTCAGTTTATTAAGTGTCCTTTTATCCAATAATCCACCAATTTGTCCCATCAGATTGCAATGTGCGCACAGTATAGTTCATTTTTAGCACAATAAAGTCTGTTGCATCGATTTTTCCTTCGCTAACTTTGATAGTAACTGGATGTGAGTGCGAATCGTGCTTATCGGCATTTACCTTTTTGATGTTTAAGACTCGACCTGGGTAGTTGCAAGCCGGGGGCAGCGTGATGTTCACCTTTCCATTTTGCGAATCACACAGCAATGTATAGTCAGTATCGCCCACCACGTAATCTAAATCCGTTATAGTCTTAATGGAGTGGGCAACAGCGCCATGAGTGCTGAGTGTCTTTTCCACTCGCAGATTCAACGTCGATAGGGCGCCATCGAGGCTTAAAGTGCTTGTTTGAGGACTAAAAGTTAACTTCTTGCTGGAAGCAAACCCAGAACGGCCCCTGAGCTGTACTTCTCCCATAGTACCGGCAGCGTGGGGTACTTTTAGTTTGATGTGGCTTTCGTATAAATTGGCTAATGTTGTGTGGCGCAAGTCGCCGCGGGAAGTATCAGAAACTAGAAGCAAATCATCATCACTTAGATTTTGGCCGCCGTCAAGAATCGGGGCACTCTTGGAAGGATCCACGGCCAAAGTATTTGACTGAACCCCTAGGCCTCCTTGCATGCCGAGGGAAATTCCTATGCCCGCATCATTGGCAATGAGTCCTTTTCCTGCTTTCATCTGTAGTGTGCCTCCAACATCCTGTAGGCCTTGGCCGTAATTTATGAAGTTAGCATCAATTGGACTTATGAACTTATTTGATGGTATTTGGCTAGCCAGCGGGATTGGGCCGGCGATATTTGTGCTAGCAATTTTCTTAACATGTAATGTCTCTCCGTCAAATAGCATGTTATGACTAGCAAGTGCTGCGCCTTCCCCACCGTATATTAATACAGAAGTGGGCCGGCCACCTTTTACACTTGTAATCGCGACGTCTTTTATGGTTGCACATGGGCTTTGAGCATCCGTATCATAAAATACGCTAGCGCTGATAGTATTCTTGAAAACTTTTACGCCTCCAATCTCCTGATCTCCATGTTGGTCAACTGATCCTTCTACTGTTCCTTTTAAAACATTATATGCCATATTGATTTTTTCTCCGTAGGTGCTCTTTTAAGTAGTACAAAAAAGAGGATGCCCCCCAAAAGAGGGGCATCCAATATTTGAACTAAATGTTCGCGGAAGTTCCCGAAGGATTCTTTCTTAGAACATTCTCCATTCATCTTGACCCATGTACACGAATGATACAGCGGCGTAGTCAGACTCTAGGTGTACCTCAACACCACCGTCGAGGGTATGCATAGTGCTACCATCTGGGGTGACCATGAGGGCATAAGAACCTACACCGGCAACCTTAACGTGCACCTGGTGACCGACTGACGGATCAGACGGAAGTGAGATTGCACGGTTGGATGTAAGTGAGCTAGAGACAATGTTATAGCCACTTGACAAGTTGGCCGGGAGGCCGGACTCGAGAAGAACTGTAACACCTTCGTCAGCTTCTGCAGCATCGATGCGGGCACTAAGAGCAGACTCAGCGGCCTGGGCACGAGTGACTTCGGCAGACAAAGCAGCATCGTTGGAAACAACATAGGCATCATAAGTTGCCTTGTTTGCAGTGATGGTGGCGCTGAGACCAGCATCGGCTGTCGCGAATTCGCTGCGGATATCACCGCGATCGATTGTGGCAGCTGAGAGAGATGCATCAGCATCAGCTTCGTTCAGATCGATGTCTGCCTGCAGGGCAGCACGGATTGACTCAACAGAAGCATCACGATTGCCTTCGTTTGTATCCATTGCGGACTGCAAAGAAGACTCAGCAGCCTTAGCACGAGTGACTTCGGCAGACAGAGCAGCGTCGTTGGAAGAAACATAGGCATCATAAGTTGCCTTGTTTGCAGTGATGGTGGCGCTGAGACCAGCATCGGCTGTCGCGAACTCACTACGAATTGCACCGCGATCGGTTGTGGCGGCAGAGAGAGATGCGTCAGCATCAGCTTCGTTCTGATCGACATCAGCCTGCAGGGCAGCACGGATTGCTTCAACAGAAGCATCACGATTGCTTTCGTTTGTGTTCATTGTGGACTGCAGAGTGGACTCGGCGGCCTGAGCACGGGTGACTTCGGCAGACAGAGCAGCGTCGTTGCTTAGGACATATGATGCAAAAGCCTGATCATTCTCAGTATCAACCGAGTTAATCAAGTTGACGATTTCGGCAAAGCTATCCTTGTCGGCCACAGAAGCCGAAAGAATGGCGTCGATGCGACCTTCCTCGACCTGGATCTTGTCTTCAAGCTTGCCGAGTGTGTCGTAGCCCAAGCCAACGTTACCCTTAAGAGATGTCTCAAGAGCAGTATCAGCTGCGGCCATTTCACTGCGGATTGACGCACGGTCGGATGTAGCGGCAGAGAAGGATGCATCAGCATCAGCTTCGTTCTGATCCACATCAGCTTGCAGAGCAGCGCGGATTGCTTCAACAGAAACGTCACGAGCTGACTCGTTTGCGGCCATTTCAGTGCGGATTAGCGCACGATCGTTGTCGCCGTCAAGCTCATTCTGATCGACATCAGCTTGCAGAGCAGCGCGGATTACCTCAACAGAGTCGTCGCGATTGCTCTCATTTGTGGCCATTGTGGATTGCAGAACGGACTCGGCGGACTGTGCACGAGAGACCTCGGAAGCCAGAGCGGCGTCGTTAGAAACAACATAGGCATCATAAGTTGCCTTGTTTGCAGTGATGGTGGCGCTGAGACCAGCATCGGCTAACGCGAACTCGCTGCGGATATCACCGCGATCGGTTGTGGCGGCAGAGAAGGACGCATCAGCATCAGCTTCGTTCTGATCCACATCAGCCTGCAGAGCAGACTCAGCGGCCTGGGCACGAGTGACTTCGGCAGACAGAGCAGCGTCGTTGGAAGAAACATAGGCATCATAAGTTGCCTTGTTTGCAGTGATGGTGGCGCTGAGACCAGCATCGGCTGTCGCGAACTCACTACGAATTGCACCGCGATCGGTTGTGGCGGCAGAGAGAGATGCGTCAGCATCA